TCGTTTAATTTTCCGCAAGTTGAGGGAACCCAAAACGTGCAACTTTTTGAGGTTTCGGCAATTTCCGACGAGCCTATCGAGTTAACAGTTTTAAGAGACCCGCTTTTAGATTAAAAAAAAATGAATAGACTTGATACTAAAATTACTTTTGGGGACCCTTTCGGCGATTTTTTGCCGCAAACTTTTGACTTTTGCACCGAGTTAACAATCGACTCAAGTTATAACAATTTAACCGACACGGCGGAGGTTGTTATCCCGAAAAAATTAAGATATTTAAAAGAGGACGGTAAGCCGGTTGATAGTATAACAAGAGGAGACAACCCACTTTTTAAAATTGGGGATAAGGCGAGTATCTCAATAGGTTACGACTCAAAAATAAACGAGGCCTTTAGGGGTTTTATCTCTGGAATAAGACAAAAATTTCCTTTAAGGTTTAAATTAGAGGACGAACTTTATAAATTAAAAAGATTTCCGGTAACTGTTTCGTTAAACAATCCAACACTCGATGATTTACTCGGCGAAGTTATGCCTATTGGGGTTTTATATGAGGTAACGGCGTCCCAAAAATTAGGAAAGTTTAGGATAACAAACTCGACGGCGGCGGAGGTCCTTAACGAGCTGAGAAAAAAACACGGAATTTACGCTTTTTTTAGAGACTCAATTATGTATATAGGTCTCGCGGTTAATCCCTCGCTCCAAAAAGTACACCGTTTTGAGTTTCAAACGCCCCAATTAATAACGGGCGACTCCTTAACATACGTGGACGCAACGGAGCGAAAGGTTAAGGTAATATGTAAAAGTATAGCAGACGACAACGCAACTCTCGAGGCCTCGGCCGGGGACTCTGACGGCGAAATTAGAACGCTTTATTTTAACAATTATACTTTAGAGGACTTACAAAGCACGGCGGACCGCTTGGCTGAGGAGTACAGATATAGCGGTTACGACGGTTATTTTACAATTTTTGCGACTCCCTTAGTTAATCATGGGGATATAGTCGAGCTAATAAATAGGCAAATTCCGGAGCAATCCGGCGGCTATATTGTTATTAGAGTTGTAACTCGTTGCGGTTGGTCTATTGGAGGGCGCCAAGACGTTTATATTAAGCAAAAAGTTTATGATTTAATCGACGACGGGAGCGGCAAATTTATTCAAAAGAAAATTTCTGAGTAATGGATTACAATATTGGCGACATGATCGCAAAATTAGCGGATAAAAACGAGGAGGTTTATAGTATTATATGTAAAGTTTCCGAGGTTTCCGGCGAAGTGGCCAAACTTGCGCCCTTGAATGGAGACGCGAGCCTTTTCGACGTTAAACTTATCGCCGGAACTTCGGCGACTCCTTTATTAGTTACCCCGGTTGTAGGGTCCACGGTTATAGCCACTTTTTTAAGTAAAGATACGGCTTTTGTTTCCTTATACTCTGAAATTGAAAGCGTTCAATTAATGGGGGACCAATTCGGGGGACTTATTAAAATTGAGGAGCTCGTTAAGAAAATTAACGGATTAGAAAACAAATTAAACGACTTAATTAATAAATTTAATACTCACATACATATAACCACGGCGACGGTCTTAATTGGTCCGCCTGGGGTTATAGCACCGCCAACAACTCCGGAGACTCCTATCGCTCCGGTAACCTCAAAAAGCGATTTAGAAAACGAAAATATTAAGCACGGTTAAAACTTGGACCACTAAACAAGTTAAACCTCTCATTTTTTCTTAACTTTAGAGATATGCAAACAACGGATTTAAAGCTCGAGAATAACGATTTTTTTATTGACCCCGTAAAAGGCGACTTTTTAATTATTGACTCAGATACTCAACACGTCCAGGACATTATTAACAGTTTCGCCGGTTGGTGGAAAGAGTTCCCAACTATTGGCGTAGGTATAAAAAAATACTTAGGAGCTACCGGAGGGGTCCAAGTAGTAAAAAGGGCTATTAAAATACAACTAAAAAGCGACGGTTATAGGACCGATAAAATAATCGTAAAAGGCGAAAAGATTTTTATAACCGGCGAAAGAATAGCGAAATAATGGCGACATATATAACTACAAGCGGACAAACAATATATGATTTAAGCGTGCAATTATACGGGAACGACTCGAACGCGGTTAAAATTATCGTTGACAATCCTATTTTAAACGGAGTTACTAACTTAATCCCTCCCGGGACTGTAATAACATACACACCTCCGGAGGGCTTTACAGTTTCGCAATTCTTTATTGATCGAACCACAACCGTAAACACCGGAAACGAAAACCCATTACAAGGGAGCGGCTTCTCTTTAGGTTTTAAAATTAACGGTTTTAATTAAAAAAATATGGCAATTAAAAAAAATACTAACGACCTAATTAGCCAAGCGGCTACAACTTTAGCGGATAACTCAACCCAGGATATAAGCCCGCAAGATATTAGGGAAATGGCCGAAAATAACGCCTTTAGTAGTTACAACAAAATAACAGATAATAACCTTGTCGGACTAAAAAATTATAGCACGGCGGCCACTTACGAAGCGGCTCAAGGGGTTGTTTACAACGGGAGTATTTATATAAGCAACACAATACCAACGCCGGGAGCTTTTAACGCCTCAGAGTGGGATATTTTAGTCGGAGGAGAGATAAACACCTCCTCAAATAGTGGAACGGGCGAGGGTTTAGCTTTAGCCAAGTCCGGGAGTAACTTACCATTTAAGAGCTTAACGGCCGGGACCGGGATAACTTTAACCTCAGCAGCTAACGAGTTACAAATTAGCTCCGATAGTGGCGAAGTAAACACCTCCTCAAATAGTGGAACGGGCGAGGGTTTAGCTTTGGCCAAGTCCGGAAGTAACTTACCATTCAAAAGCTTAACGGCCGGGACCGGGATAACTTTAACCTCAGCGGCTAACGAGTTACAAATTAGCTCGGCGGGGGGAACTGATACCAATATCGGAAATTCAAATATTACTTTTGACGCTACATATAACGCGGATTTAAACGGGAACGATTGGAGTATAAAAGACGGGTCTGACACTTTGTTGAGTGTTAAAAATACGGGTGAAATATCAATAGGTTTAGGAGCTTTAAACAATAGCACTGCAGACAAAAGTTTAAATGTATTAATAGGTAAAAACGCGAAAATTGGAACAACTTCCGGCAATTACACTGATAGCATTGCGATAGGTAATTCTGCTATTGTTCAATCGGTTAATTGTATAGCTATAGGAGAAACAACTGCAGCAGGTAACACAAGCATTAATATAGGAACTAACAACACAAGTTCGGGACATACAAGCGCATCAATAGGTAAGGATAACCAATCTTTAAATGATTACGCTATCTCTATCGGTAAACTTAATAAAGCACTTAGTAGGAACTCAATAGCTATTGGAGAGGACAACGAAGCAGGGCAAAGAAGTATAACACTAGGAGAGAATAACAGGCTTTCTGGTCAGTATTCGGCAGGAATAGGCAGGAATATAAACAACCAAGCTTTTACGCATACGTTTATAGTCGGAAGTGGTGCAAGTAATACGGCAGGAACTTATTTAGAACCTACGGCGAGTAATCAATTCGTAGTGGGTTTTAACTCGGCAAACCCTACAATGTTAATAGGGGCAACAACTGATAGCTACATAAAATCAACGGGAAATTTAAGTCTTGAAACCAACACAACTGTAAAAGGCTCCGACAACTCAGCGGCGACGAGTGGCTTTAAGGTTACTGATGTTAACGATCTTAGTTTGTTAGATATAAAAAATGATGGTAGTTTTATAATAGGAAAAGGAGCTACTAATAATAACGTTTTATCAAAAAATCAAAATGTTCTCATTGGTCAAAATGCCACAATAGGAGCGGGAAATTCAGAAAAAGCAATTTCAATCGGTTACAACGCTTCTGCTACATTGACCAACTCAATAGCGATCGGAGGGACGGCAACGACTGGCGGTGTATCAATAGGGGTCGGATCGGTTGCGGGTGGTGTGGCGGTTGCTTTGCTTGGTTCGGCAACATCTGATTTTTCAATCGGTATCGGTTCGGGTGCTTCTTCTTCAAATACGGGAGCTATATCAATCGGAAAAAGTGCTGTTTCAAGTGCTCAATACACAACTTCTTTAGGTTATGAAGCCGAAAGCACTTCGAATTTTGCGATTGCTTTAGGTTGGAATACTGAAAGTAACGCTTATATGGGTCTATCTTTAGGCTCGGCAACCGAAGTAAACCACGCAGGTTCTATTGTTTTGGGAACGGGTTTCTCAGCGGGTGCGAGTGCTTTAAAAAGTACCTCAACAAACCAATTAACAGTGGGTTTTAATTCGGCAACCCCTACAATGGTAATAGGTGCAACAACTGATAGTTATATAAAGTCAACTGGAAATTTAAGCCTTGAAACAGACACAACAGTTAAAGGATCAGACACTTTAGTAGGTACAACAGGTTTTAAAGTTACTGATGTTAATAACCTTAGTTTATTAGAGGTAAGAAATAGCGGAGTTTTAAAACTTCAATACTTGCCAAGCTTACCGGCCGGAACGGTAGCCGGGGACGTATGGAGCCAAAACGGGACCCTTAGAATAGGCAACCCAACGGCAAACATACAAACGGAGGTAAGTGCGGCGACAATTACGCCAAATATCGACACAACTAAATTGGTAGTTACTTCAGCCTTAGCCGCAGCCTTAACAATAGCAGCGCCAACGGGGACGGCTCAAGAGGGCCAAGAGTTAACTTTTAGATTTAAGGACGACGGGACGGCGAGAGCTTTAACGTGGAACGCTATTTTTGAGGACTACACCGGAAGCCTCCCAACAACAACGACGGCCGGCAAAACGGTTTATATAGGTTGCAAGTATAACCTTATAAATACTAAATGGGACGTTGTAGCCGTTCAAAATCAACCATAAAAATGGACTATTATATTATAAATAAAATACAATTAGAAGGCGGAGAGGTTAAACAAAACCCCGTTGGATATACTACAAACTTGGACGACGTGGAAAGTATAAGGGGCGATTTACAAGAGTTTACAGATTGGGCCATTATTAACGGGCCGGACTTGGACGCGGGAATTATCGATATTTCCGAGTTTTTTAATAGCCACGAAAACCCGCACCAAATAGGGCAAATTACCGACAATATAGACGGCTTTAATTTAAACGAGATCACGGACATAAATAACCTACCTTAAATGGCGATAACGATAGGAAATAAGACGCAAGCGAACCCAACGCCCGGAGCGAGTTTTTACCAACTTGCGCACAACCAAAACACCGGGAGCGACGGGCTTTTGATCGTTTCGGCGGTTATGAGTAACTCGCGGACGTTTACCTCCGCGACTTATGGAGGGCAAACAATGACGCAGATTTTTGTTAAGGCGTTCGGGGGCTTGGCTCAATATACTAAATTTTGGATTTTAGAGAACCCGCCAACGGGGAGCAATACGCTAAGGGTTAACTTTAACGGGACCCAATGGAACCCGATAAGCCTATACGCTAAAAGTTTCACGGGAGCCCAAGCCGGCGGAAATTCGATAAACTTATCCGGGGCCTCAACTCCCAGGAGCTCAAATATAACACTTTCGAGCGGTTCCCTTGTTTATGCTTATGGAATTTCGATAAACGCCGTTAATGGCGTACAGATACCAACGGGGACGGCAACGGGGGCGGAGTTTACCCACAACACAAATAGGCAAGTAAGAGGGGGCTTAAATACAACGCCGTTTAGTGCCGGGACCGTTCAAATAAGGACAACCTCGACGAGTGGCTCGGTAACTTTGCAAGCCTACGAGATACAAGAGAAAGCAACGGCCGGAGGAAACGAGAACTTTTTTTTAATAATGTAAAAAATAATAAAAATGATAACAATAACTTTAAACGAAAATAGCGGAGTAAAAGCGGGAGGTTTGGACCTATTCGCTTCGGGAATTACTAAAATTAGTTGCCCGGCTAACATTAATAGCGGCCGCGAGGTTTCCGAGGTTTGGAATATTCCTTTTAATTGGGCTTTTGGAGAGGCTACCGAATGGGATAGCAGCAAAACTGTGCAATTAACTATTGAGGGGGCGAGCGCTTCAATAATGGGCCAAGACTTTACAATCGTAAACGAGGACGGAACCGACAAATATATTACTGACAACGGAGGCAAAACCGGCCTAAAATCCGTTATTTATATTATGAGTAATTACGGTAAACAAATAATTGAAGAGTTTTTTCCAACTATTGGAGAGGTTGAGGTTACTGAGTTAACATAAATTTACATAGACCAAAAAGGCGACTTTTTGGCTTTTTTTACTTACTATTATGAGCGAGATTTTAAACGGGGTTTTTTTATTAAAGCAATTAAATTTTATTTATTGCGACCGGAAAACCTTGCTTATTACGGGGGTATTTAGTTTTTTAAGTGTGGGCGTGGAGAGTTTAAATTTATATTTAGCGATTATTTTAAAAGTTTTTACGATTATTAACGTAGTTGTCTATTTAATTTTAAATAGTACAAAGATAAAAAACAAAGTAATAAAAATTTTTAAGCGCAAGAAATGAGACAAGACACTTT